ATTTCTGGGGCAATCCTGGCTCTAAAGAGTCTCGGGAGCGCACTGCTGAGCAGACCATTGGTACTGCCAACAGCCGGAACATTGTGAAGGACAAAGTGCTCGTGACACTTCGCGAGTATACTGGTCCTGCGGATCCGAGTGATCCCACTCAGCCCAGCACTTTCAAGATTGCTCGCGAGACTCTGATCACCGCGCAGCGTCTTCTGCTGGACACCGGCAACCTGACTGCGTTCCACCAGTCAATTGGTTCGCTGACTCTGCTCGACGACTATCGTCGTTGGCGCGACCGGGTGTTCATTAACGAACTCCTTAAAGCAGTTTCTAAGGGTCAGTCTTCTGACTCCCAAGGTGGTTACTACTACCCCGGCGATCTCGCGGTCGGTAGCCTCACCTACGCAAACGCCGAGCAAGCTAAGTTCGACGTTAAGGACGACCTGCTCCGCGTGGTTAAATCCATGCGTAAGCGTAACGTCCCGACGTATCAAGACGGTTTCTATCGCTGCGTCTGCGATCCTACCTTCCTGATGCACCTGCGCCAGAACAGCGACTTCCGTGAAGTGGCTCGTTATCCTGGCAACGGTCAGATTAACCCCCTGATGTCCTCGATGCAGCCCAACGCTGCCATCTACATGGGTCAGGGCTTTGGGCAAGCCACCTTCGTGGCTGGTGAACCCATTATGCCGACCGGGTTTGTGTTCGAAGGCGTCCGCTTCTTCGAATCAACCAACATGCCTTCCCAGTCCCAGACTGCGAGCATCGGCGGCACCTCCGCTTCTTATGAAGCTGCGATTGGTATGTTCTTCGGCCCCCAGAGCGTCGGCGTCGGTATCGGCGGCAATAACGCTCAGGTGTTGTTGAACAACAACGATGATTTCAGCCGTTTTATCATGATGATTTGGAGCCTGTACGCAGGTTTCGAACTCCTGAACGCTGATTTCTCGACCATCGCTTACTCCTTTAACGCTTGATAAGGAGGTAACTAACGATGGCAATCAACCCCAAACAGATCTCGGTTTCGAAGATCTATCCCGGTAACTACACTAACGTTCTCCGGTACTGGCACGATTCGAAGTCTGTAGACTTCCTCAACGCAAACGGCACCTCCCAGACGCTGGCTAACCAGCCCGTGGGCGGCCCTGTTGGTGTGATCTTCCGTCCCGGTTGGATCGCCCAGCAAGCTGTTGGTTACGTTGACCTGTCTTATCAGGCTCTCGGTAGCGTCAACCAGCTTGAGTATTACGCCACGCCTTACGGCTCTGGTGGCGCTGACTACGCTCCGTTTGCTAACGGCAACGTAATCATTCCTTCCCCTGACTACCACAAGGACGTTCGCACCGACATCACGAACGGTATTACCGTTCCTTCTGGTGCTTATGTGTACCGTGTGGGTCTGCGGGTGACCGGCGGCGACGTTATCTCCAGTGGCATCACTGGCGGTTCCGCCACCCCCACCCTCGGTCTAGGTCCCGCCGTGGGCGTCGGTCTCACCACCACCCCCACCACCAGCGGCTTCTTTGCCACTGTTGTCGGCGCTAGCAGCCGGATCGAGAACGGTTCGTTTAATTCCAGCAACGCTTGGAATGATGCGAACATGCACGCAGTCACTACTGACACCACTTACAAGCTGTTCTCTGTGCAGAACCTTGGCGGTGCCGCTGCGTCCGGTCTCGGTCAAGCTTCCGGTGTGTACGACGATCGTGCAGCTGCCGGTAAGCTGTCTGGTAAAGACAAAGCCCTCGCTATTTGCGAAGTGTGCTGGCTCGTTCCCGACGAACCCCCCAAGCGCGACGACGTTGTTCTGCAACCCGCCGGCCTGGTGGAATCCTCTGTGTACACCTCGACCAGCCCCGCCTGATAAACTTCAGACGGAATGTTCGACCCCCTCTTCGGAGGGGGTTTTTTATTGGATATTTCGGGCTTTATCGATCAGCTCTTGCTTCAGCTGTTTCAAGCGTTCATCGGGATTCAAGCTGTAAGTCTTCCCCAGTTCCATAAGATCCACAACACTGCGGCTTAGGGCTTCGGGATTCACATAATCCAGAATATTTGCCGTGGCTTCCAAAGCTTCAGGAGATACACCCCCTCCCGCAATCCCCAATCCTCTGTGAATATCTCGGCGCATCTGCGCTTGAGGTGTTTTGGACTGCTGAGCCGAGTAACGCATTACATCCGGAGCAACCGTCAAGATATCGGCAGGGGGAACTGCACTTGCCGCAATGCCAGCCCCGCCAACTGCAGCAGCTCGACGGGTTGCTGCCGGAGCAGCTAAGCCTGCTTCTCTGTTTCTTTTATATTCTCCAACTACGTTTAAAGCGTCTCCTACAAATGGAATAGCGTACAGTATTTTTTTAGTTGCTGGGTTTACTTGTAAAAAGCGAGGTACAGAAAAGTTAAACGGCACGATCCTGTAGACGTATCACCTATTGTCAGTTTAGGGTAAGATGACTTCAGATACTGTTCACATAATGACTGTGACTCAAATCAAAGAATTTACTTACACCCCCAATGGCGTCAAAATCGAGATCTTAAGTACTCATGATGATGGCGAATACTTCATGGTTCGTTCCATCACCACGGGGAAGGTGTTTTTTGCTTACAAGAATCAGGTTTTAGAAGAAGTTAAAGAACCTGAGCCTGAGGAAAAAGGCGTTAAGCAGCGCCGTGGTCGACAGATTGTTAAGCCTGAAGTGCCTGCGTTCAATCGGGTCAACCTCAACAGCGCTCCTCCCCAGCTTCTGACTCAAGTTCTTAAAGGAGTGGGAATCAAAACCGCTACTGAGATTAAAGAGCTTCAGCAGTCTCTTCCCGGTGAACGCTTCAGCAAGCTGGATCAGCTAAAAGCAATCAAAAGTGTTAACTGGGATGAAGTTCTGGAAAGCGGCAATGTTTACGTAGAATGATGTAAAGAACGCCTGCTGAGCTGTGGCCCAGTTAAGTCCGCAAGAACTGGAGCAAATCCAGAGTTATCTAGCTCAGCAGGGCGTTGTTTTTCAGCCTGATACAACTGACGCTACTAAGCGTGAAGTTGTATATGCAGCGATTAACCAGATAACCCGTAACCCAGCTCAAACGTTTGGGTACAGGTTAGATGATTTTAACTTTAGTCGTGTTGCGTATCACTTAGGGTATAACATAGCGACTGTTCCTGCGGGTGATTACGCTCGCTTAATAGAAGCTTGCAATAGCGTTCCCAGTGAGTTTTATTTCGACAAAATTGTTCAACAAGTTGAGCGCTGCGAGGAAGCAGAGCGTTTAACAGAACTTGCAACCGGTCGCGCAACCAGTCGGCAAGAAACTATTTTGGGCGACGTTAGTCGTTCAATCAACATTCAAGACAAGCGGGAAACAGCAAAAATTTGGCGAGAAAATTATCTGTATGAGTGTGATCGCTTAGCGCACATGCTGTATATCCCGAACTATCGGGACCCCGTGGCAGCCCGCTATCGGTTTGAGCGCAGTGGAGGAGAATTTATTCAAGCGATCCCTGGACCTCCTGATGTTTCAAGGGCGGACCGCCTATACTTTTACGCAAATTGGCGATAGACGCTATATTTATGTGAGAGCAGTATGTCGGCCTAATGGGACTTCGCAATTTAGATGAAGGGTTACGAGCCCTTCAGGGTCTGGGAGCCGACGTACAAGATGTTCTTAAAGTTTTCGGACGTGGGTTGGTAGAGAGCGGTATCTTAAAACCTGCGGCTAAGCCAGCTCCCGCAACACGTGTCATACAGCCCTCTTTGGGCTTACGGGAACGTCGTGGAGCTACCAGTGCAGCAGGCGAGAATATCGGAGGAAGGTACTACGGCGGAGCACAAAATACTTCTCGCAATGCCGAAACTATTCGTGCAGGCGGCAGCGCTCCTCGTCTGAATCTTGCACGCGAAACTGCAGCTCCACTTACTAGGCGTCCTGTTCCTGGCCAGTTGGATCTGTTCGAGTCTGCACCAGCGCCAAATTTCCGCACAACTCCTGTGCAGGGTCCGGAATCTAAGCAAGCTTTAGATCTGTATGCTCGCGATCCTGGTACTTTTAAAACCTT